CCGCGTTGGATATTGCCAATATGCAGGGAACTACGACCAGACTGCACTGGACCGACCAACCCTACAAGTGGCACGTCAATGATGGAGAAGAGGTGTTCGCTGTGCTCGACGGCACAGTGAACATGCATTACCGAGAAGCCGGACTTGAAAAAGTGGTCACGCTTGAAGCCGGTGACGTTTTCTTTGCCGGTGTGGGCTGTGAGCACGTGGCACACCCTGTTGGCGAGGCCCGGATTTTGGTCGTTGAGCGCGAAGGTAGCGTGTGACCGTCCTTGCAGGTGGCCAGCTTTTTCCCCTGACTTGAACCGCATTTTTCGCGTTCTAGATTCCCCTTATTCGCAAAGATTACCCCCTTCGTTGCTGGTTAAGCTCAAAATCTCCCGCTGCGCCTCCCACAACACCGGCGGATCCACCGCAACATCAAACAGCGTCAGGTGATCGGGCAGCGTGTCATCCAAAATCGCCTCCACGATCTCCGGTGCCAGCGTGGTCAGATTCACCATCCGGCTGACATAACTGTTGTCGACACCCTCCAACGCTGCAATCTCGTTCAAAGTCTTGACCGCGCCACTGGCCAGCAGTGCCAGCCATCGGTGGCCCCGAACCAAGGCCAGTTGTAGCTGCGTCACCGCTTGGTCCCAAGGTCGGCGAGCCGCAGTTTGCCCTTGGGTTGGCGCAACTCCGACGGGCAGGGTGATCTGTTTACGCCCACTGCGCCGTTTAAGCTGTATCGGCATGGACAGGGTCAGCCGCCCGTCACTCGCCTGGGCCACCCCCGTGGTGCCAGTCGCTTTGATGCGTACGCCCCATCCGCCACTTTCACCGTTTTGGCCAGTCATGCTGCTGCCCCCACGTCTTCTGTTGCCTCATTGACCACAGAGGCCCGGTCTGGCGCTGGGTGCATCTCCCGCATCAGTTGCGCCAGCCCGTTGGCCCGCAGCCTGACCTCCAGGTTGTCGGGTGAGAGGGTGACTTTCTCCACCAGCAGCTTCACGATGCGTGTTTGCTCGGCGGGAAACAACTGATCCCACACGGCGTCGAGCTGGCTCATGCCCACGCTCACCTTCGCCTCATCGAGCGTTGGGTCGAGTTTGAGGGCCACGGGCACCATCTCGGCCAACAAGTCCGGTGAGCGCAGTAGTCCACGCAGTTGCTCCAATACGGCCGACTCCAGCTCTGCTGCGGGCATGCGTGGCAGCCCAGAGGCCCCGGCGTGCTCGGCAATCTCACGCTGGGGCACGTAATAGCGGTAACGCCGCCCATTCTTCTTGGTGCTGTGGTAGGGCGACAAGGCGCGTCCGTCATGGCCAAACACCAGGCCTTTGAGCAAGAAGGGCGTGCCCCCCCGGTTCATGCCCGATCGCACATGGCTGTTGATTCTCAGAATAGCGTGCACCGCCTCCCACAAGGCCGGCGCAATGATGGCCGGATGCTCACCCGGGTGCCACAGTTCTTTGTGGCGCAGCTCACCGAGGTAAGTGCGGTTGTCCAGTAACTTGTAGATCAAGCCCCTGCTGATCAGCTTGCCTGTGCGCACCACCCCACCTTGGGTGGTCCAGGCCTTGGAGGTGACCCCGTCCAGGCGCAGCTCCTTGACCAGTTGGGTGCTTGAGCCCAGCGCCGCAAAGCGGGTAAAGATATGGCGGATGGTTTTGGCCTCGACCTCGTTGACCACCAAATGCCGCGCTACCACGTCATAACCCAGCGGCGGCACCCCGCCCATCCACATCCCCTTGCGCTTACTGGCGGCAATCTTGTCGCGGATGCGCTCACCGGTGACCTCACGCTCAAACTGGGCAAACGACAACAACACATTGAGCATCAAGCGCCCCATGCTGGTGGTGGTATTGAACTGCTGGGTGACCGACACAAACGACACCCCCTGGCGCTCAAACACTTCCACCATCTTGGAGAAGTCCGCCAAGCTGCGGGTGAGCCGGTCAATCTTGTAGACCACGATCACATCAATTTTGCCCGCCTCGATATCGCGCAGCAGGCGTTTTAAGCCTGGGCGCTCCATATTGCCGCCAGAAAACGCGGCATCGTCGTAGTCATCGGCCACAGCAATCCATCCTTCCGAGCGTTGGCTGGCGATATAGGCATGCCCAGCATCGCGCTGCGCATCAATCGAGTTGTATTCCTGGTCCAGACCTTCTTCGCTGGACTTGCGGGTATAGACCGCACAGCGCAAGCGGCGCTTTAAAACTTCGCTCATCGGGCACCGCCTCGGTGAATGGCCACTTTGGCCGACTTCTTGGAGATCGCTTTGCTTGAGTCTTTGCCTGACTTCTTCGCGGCGTAATCCTTGAGCCCAAAAAAGACCGGGCCAGACCAGCGGCTGCCCGTGATCTCACGCGCAATCATCGACAAGCTGCGGTAGGGCCGCCCCTCAAACATGAACTGCCCGTCTGCACTGGCAGTCACCTGATGATCCCGACCTTGGTAGTGCCGGGTAAACGTTGTTCCGGGCGGTACCTGCCGAGTGGTATCTCTTGCGCGGGCCTTGGCCGGCTTGAGCAAGGCAGCGATACGCTCTTGATTGCGCGCCAGTAAGTCCGGGTTGACCAAACGGTAGGCCTGCTCCTGAATCTTGTGGGCCAAATGGCGCTCCAGGAACTGGCGGTTGTGGGTGGGCGGCTCACTACAGAAGTACTGGCGCCACAGGGCTTGGAGCTGCTTAAAGGGCAAGGTATGCAAGCCGGCAATTTGCGCTGCCAGTGTGGGTGCAAGTGGTTTATTGATGGCCCGGGCATCCGGGCTGGGGGAGGGTGTGTTCATTCAGACCGTTTCTCTTCAATGGTGGGTAGGGTGTGCACGGTGCGCCAGAGGTGCACGCTGTGTACGGTGTGTATCTACGCTCTGCTCACCACAAAAGCCAAGCAACAAAGCACGCTCAGTGGCGGCGATCTGACAAGGCGCAACAACGGCGCTGCGCAAGCGCACCAAGGCTTGGGCCAGCAGGGTGGCCAGCTCAGCGCGGCGTTGCTCCGGGGTCATGCGCTCGGGCAGGGTGAGATTGGTGTTGGTGTTGTTGTTGACGTGCTTCATTGGGTGGTACTCGTAAATTGACAAACTGGTGGTGACAACAAATTGTCTGGGCCGCCCGGCCAAATGACCATCACGGCGCAGCGATGGCCTGATAAGGGCTGACAAGGGCTGATGGGTGAGGGCGTAAATAGGCCTCAAGGGCGGTTTCCAAGGCCCGTGCGAAGCCTTAACAATCTCTGCGGGGTCGGGGTTCAGGCTGCCAACCCATAAGCAATAAAACAACGATATACTGTTTTTAAATACAGTTGATATTTAGAAGCAATTGCTTGAAATCAACGACTTGACCTGCGAACCACATATAAAAAAAGGGGAGCGACGTGGTGGATTCAGAAAACCTGGCCAAGCTGCTTGGCCATTTGGCGCCTGCAATTTTTTGGCGCTTTATGCGCGCCCACCTGGATGGGGATTTGCCTACCCTGGAGCCCAGTCAATCGGTCAGAGCGCAACGCCAAGAGCTGGGGCAGATCGTCAATGGCCAAGCGCTGGCGCAGCGCCAACGCCTGGAAGAGCAGGCCGAGCACATCGTGCTGCTCACCGATATCGCAGGACAAAAGGTGCTGTGCGGATTTCGCTCCGCTTTGGCGGCCCCCCAACGCTTGGTCTTTGATGCGCAGCCCAATCAACACGAGCGGGCGTGCTGGCTGCACCATGAGGCCCCCGATTTGTTCCACGCCGCCCTGAACGCGCGACTGGCCGATGTGTTGCGTCAAAGCGCGGTGTGCTACGCCGGTTTTGTGGTGGGCAAGGGCATGACGGTTCCCATGCAGGCGCAGGCTCAGCGCCAGTTTCAAGAGGCGCTGGCCCAGCACTTGGGATTGGCGGTGCAGGAGGTGGCTGTTGAAATCTTCAAACGCTTGCAGCCCCAGGCCCAGCACGCCAGCGAGGTGGCCTTGTACCAAATCTGTATTCACCACAACTGCCCGGCCGTCTTGGTGGACCGCGTGGAGTGCGGCGTTTTGGTGAGTGCCCGCGTCGTGCAGTGTGTGACCACCTACGTGACGTACGAGCCGGCGCAGGGCTACCTGGAGGTGTTGTCTAAGAATACAACCGGGCGTGATGCCTTGGCGTGCCTGGTCGCCCATCACCTGCTGCTTGCCCCCGCGGGCAAAGTGCGCCTGGGTGTGAAGCAGTACAACTACCAAAGTCTGGCGGTAGCGCGCCACTTTGACATCAGTGGCGAAAACGTTGCCATGGTCAAAGTCACGGAGTTGGGCTATGTCTCCCACACCAACCGCATGCTGCTGCTTAAAACCTGGGTCAAAGACATGGACGACCTTTACACCGCGGCCAAGTCCATGGTGGGGCCGGACTTCAGCTTTGCTGACCATACCCTGGTGTATGCCAAGCTCTCCATTGAGCTGCTCAAGGTTGGCCAAGAACAGCCGCGCACGATCTCTGTGATTCTGCGTGACAACAACAAATGCAACATCAAGACCCAGCGAGAAAAAGACCGCGCGCTGTGTGATCGCTTGCTGGCCAAGTGGCAGCTGGTCAAGGAGATCTTCCATGACGACCTCGCGCCTGACAACGCCTGCCCAGCTTGAACTGGCCAAGCTGTTTGAAGTCTCAGCCAAGCCCCTGACCACCTTGGCAGGCAGCCGCCTCCACGGGGTGGCCGCTTGGGAGCTTGACAAAGTGACGCCGGGGGCATCCGCCTTGCTGCAGGCCTGGACCGTGAGTGTGGGTTACACCGACCACTTGCCGGTACCGGTGGATGACCAATGGGTGATGGTCGATGTCTGGGCCAGCCATGACCCGCAGTACTTTGAGTACCGCTCGCCCGAAACCTACCAAACCTGCCGTGTACCGCGCGCAAGGCTGGCCATTCACGCCTTCAAGACCCAAGCGTTCTTGCACAACCTGGCTGATCTGCTCGACATTGACCCCCGACGCCGGGGCGGCATTGCCACGGCACAGTTGGGCGACAAGCTGTGGTGTCTGGGGCAGGCCCGCATTGGCGCGGCCTTGGTCGATGTCTGGTATGCGCGCGGCTTAACCGGTGCGCTGCGCGAGGTGATGCAGCACTTTTTATCCCACCACCTGCCCGAGCAGGGCCTGGTGCTCAGCGGCGGCTTGCCTTTGCCCGACACCATCCGCACGCCCAGGCACTACCGCTTTGTCCCGCTGAGCCAAGCCTTAAGCCCTGGCCTGGCGCACGCTGTGCCCGATTTGCCGCTGCTTAAACGGGTTCTGCAAGCGCCCGCGCATGCACCGCAGGAGCCCAGTGCGCCGGTGTACTTTGACCCACAGACCTGCACCCTCTCAATCCGGACCCGCGCAGTCCCGCCTTGGGTGATCAAGGGCGCGCGTCAACCGGCTGCGGTGGCGTTCATGGTGGCGCAGCTGCACCTGGGCCGGCGCGTTGTGGCGGCGCTGGAAATCCTCAAGGCCGCCTACAAAGGGGTGAGCGTGCCACCTGGGATGACCATGGCACGCCTGTTTAGCGGCAACCAGCAGTGGAAAACCTACATCGACAACCCAGCCAAAGGCGCGTTTCAACTGCGCCTGGACTGAACCTTAAGTTCACACGCATCCAGTCCAGCGCACGCCACGCCCGAGCAGCGGTTCACAGCCGCCATCACAACCGCCTTTGGGCGGTTTTGTGCTTTTGAGCCTCTTCAACACTTGTTTTTACTCACGCCCGTCTATGCGCCCGTCTATGGCGGGGGGTGACGCCCGTCTATGGCCTATTCAAAAATTTGATCTCACTTACCCGCAATCACTTTTAAGGAGCATCCGTGAGTATCAAACACCTCAATCAATTCGAACTGGCCGAGCGCTGGGGCGTGAGCGAACCAACCCTGGAACGCTGGCGCTGCGAGGGCATCGGCCCGGTCTTTCTCAAACTACACAGCCGCGTGGTGTACCGCGAGGAGGATATCTGCAGCTTTGAGCAAGCCAGCCTGCGCCGCAGCACCTCGGCCAGCCATCACGTTGGAGCGCCATCATGAACGACTGGAGCCCCGAACAAATTACAGCCACCCCGGTGACCCAAATCGCCAACCTGAGCAGCGAGGTCTTGTTTGCGCTCAAAGCCCAGGCCGACACCGAGGTGAGTCGTGCCAAGGCGGTGATGGAACAACTGGAGTCAGCCCTGGACCTCAAGTACCGCACGCAGGCTCATACCCTGCGCTTGGCCGCTGGCAAGGACACCGGCGTGATTCACTTTACCGACGGACGCGTGGAAATAACGGCGGACCTGCCCAAGAAGGTGGAGTGGGATCAGGCCAAGTTGGCCGAAATCAGCCAGCGCATTGCCGCCAGTGGAGAAAAGCCCACCCAGTACATCGATGTCAGCTACCGGGTGTCGGAGTCCAAGTTCAATGCCTGGCCTGACACCATCAAAAATTCATTTTTACCCGCACGCACGCTTAAAACGGGCAAGGCCGGCTTTCGTCTGGCGCTCACGCAAGGAGCGTCCGCATGAGCCTGCCCATCATCACCGCTGACCAGCGCTTGGCCGAGCGCCGTGGCGTCAAAGGCGTACTTATTGGTAAAAGTGGCATTGGAAAGACCTCCCAGCTGTGGACCCTCCAACCCAGCGCCACCTTGTTCTTTGACCTCGAAGCGGGCGACCTCGCTGTCGAAGGCTGGGCCGGTGACACGGTGCGCCCACGCACCTGGCAGGAGTGCCGCGACTTTGCCGTCTTCATTGGCGGGCCCAACCCGGCGCTGCGCGATGAACAGCCCTACAGCCAGGCCCACTTTGAGGCGGTGTGTCAGCGCTTTGGCGAGTCCTCGGCCATGGACAAGTACGACACCGTGTTCGTGGACTCGATCACCGTGGCCGGGCGTCTGTGCCTGCAGTGGTGCAAAGGACAGCCCCAGGCGTTTTCTGAAAAAACCGGCAAGCCTGACAGCCGGGGTGCTTACGGCTTGATGGGCCAGGAAATGATCGGCTGGCTCACGCACTTGCAGCACACCCGGCGCAAGAACGTGTGGTTCGTTGGCATCCTCAACGAAGCGCTGGACGACTTCAACCGCCGCGTGTTCTCGCTGCAGGTCGATGGCTCTAAAACCGGGCTGGAGTTGCCCGGCATCGTCGATGAGGTGGTCACGCTGGCCGAGCTTAAAAGTGACGACGGCAGCAGCTACCGCGCCTTTGTCTGCCACACGCTCAACAACTGGGGCTACCCGGCCAAAGACCGCTCGGGTCGACTGGACGCCATCGAGGAGCCCAACCTGGGCCGCTTGATGCAAAAGATTGCGGGTCCGGCCAAACCCGCACCCGAGCGGCTCGACTTTGCGCGGCCCGCCAGCAGTGTCGCGGCTTTGCCAGAAGCCAAGGTCGCACCTGAGGCCAGCCCTGTGGCGCCAGCAGCCGCCTTTGATCCCACGCCCCAAAGCCCTGCGTCCCTAGACCCCACGCCCCTCAACCCCACTCAGGAGTTCTGACCATGACTTACTTCGATTTCAATTCCGCGTCCGAGCCCACCTCTTTCGATCTGATCCCCAAAGGCACGTTGGTGCGCGTGCGCATGACCATCAAACCCGGTGGCTTCGATGACGCCTCGCAAGGTTGGACTGGCGGCTACGCCACCCGCAGTAGCGGCACTGGCTCGGTGTATCTCAACTGCGAATTCGTGGTGACTGATGGTGAGTTTGCCCGCCGCAAGATGTGGTCACTCATTGGTCTGCACAGCCCCAAGGGACCGGAGTGGGCCAACATGGGCCGCACCATGGTGAAGGCCATCCTGAACTCGGCGCGTAACGTCTTGCCAGCTGACAGCAGCCAAGCGGCGCAAAACGCCCGGCGCATCAGCGGCTTTGCCGATCTCGATGGCATCGAGTTCCTGGGCAAGGTGGACTGGGACACCGACCAAAACGACCAGGACAAGGCCGTCATCAAGTCAGCGGTGACGCCCGAGCACAAGGACTACGCAGCAGTCATGGGGGCGCCGCGTACAGCAACGCCAACACCTGGATCTGCCAGTGCGGCACCCGCTGCCAACGCGTATGCCCAAGCCACAGGTCGTGCAGCCGGTCCAGGTCGTCCGAGCTGGGCGGATTAAGCCGGGGTTGCCACCATGATGCTTCGCCCCCGCCAATCCCTGCTGGTCCAACGCACCCTGGCCGCGCTCGCCCAGCATGGCAACACGCTGGCTGTCGCGCCCACCGGTGCCGGAAAAACGCTGATGTTGTCGGCGGTGGTCGGCCAGCTGTTGACCGAGCCGGGTGCCAAGGCCTGTGTCTTGGCACACCGCACCGAGCTGACCGGCCAGAACCGGGCCAAGTTCTCCCGCGTCAATCCGGGCTTGAGCACCTCGGTGTTTGATGCCCAAGAAAAGTCCTGGGCCGCTCACACCACCTTCGCCATGGTTCAAACCCTCTCCCGCTTGACCCACCTGGCGCAGATGCCCACGCTGGATTTGCTGGTCATCGATGAGGCGCACCACGCCTCCTCACCCAGCTACCGGCTGGTCATCGACCAGGTGCTGGCCCAGAACCCGAAAGCGGCCATCTTCGGCCTGACCGCCACGCCCAACCGGGGTGACGGCCAAGGCCTGCGCGAGGTGTTCTCCAACGTCGCTGACCAGATCAGTCTGGGCGAGATGATCTCAAGCGGTCACCTGGTCGCACCACGAACCTTCGTGATTGATGTGGGCGCGCAGGAGGAACTGGGCAACGTGCGCCGCACCGCGCTTGACTTCGACATGGAGCAGGTGGCCACGATCCTTAATAAATCGCTGATCACCGAGGCCGCGATTGGGCACTGGATGCAAAAGGCACGTGAGCGCAAGACCATCGTGTTTTGCGCCACCGTGGCCCATGCGCAAAGTGTGTGCGACGCGTTCGTGGCGGCCGGTGTGCCGTCCGTGCTGGTCCACGGCAAGTTGGCGCCGCTGGAGCGTCAAACCCGGCTGCAAGCGTTTGAGACCGGCAGCGCCCAGGTGGTGGTCAACGTGGCCGTGCTCACCGAGGGCTACGACTACACGCCCACGTCATGTGTGGTGTTGCTGCGCCCGAGCTCCTACAAGTCGACCTTCATTCAGATGGTCGGGCGTGGTCTGCGCACGGTGGACCCGCAGGAGTATCCGGGCGTCATCAAGACCGATTGCGTGGTGCTCGATTTCGGTACCGCCAGTCTGATGCACGGTGCGCTCGAGCTGGAGGTCAACCTTGATGGCCATGTGCAGGACGGTGATGCCCCCACCAAAGCGTGCCCAGCCTGCGACGCCACCGTGCCGTTGTCGTGCACGGAGTGCCCGCTGTGCGGTCACATCTGGGAGCCCCAGCCGCAGGAGGCCAGCGCTTTGTTCGATTTCATCATGAGTGAAATCGATCTGCTCAAGCGCTCGAATTTCCGGTGGTGCGATCTGTTTGGCGGTGACGACGCCTTGATGGCCACGGGCTTTACCGCCTGGGGTGGCGTGTTCTTCTTAAACGGCCGCTGGCATGCCGTTGGCGGCGCCAAGTCGCGGCGTCCCACTTTGCTGGCGGTGGGTGAGCGCACCGTGTGCATGGCGCGCGCTGATGACTGGCTCAACGAGCACGAGTCGGCCGACGCGGCGCACAAGACCCAGCGCTGGCTCAACGAGCCACCCACAGTCAAGCAGTTGAATTTATTGCCGCCCATCTGGCGCACGGACTACGGCTTGACGCGCTACCACGCCAGCGCCATGTTGGCGTTTCAGTTCAACCGCCAAGACATTGTGCGCCTGGTCATGGCGGCCCATGACCGGCATCCCAGCAGCCGCAGCGACTTATTGGGGGCGGCTTGAAGTGCGCGGTCTGTGCCCGCCAGGCCAAAGGCTACGGCTGGTTTAACCCCCACCTTAAACGCAGCGACCCCGCGCGCTACTCAGACCACTGGGTGTTTTGTTCGCGCCGCTGCCAAAACGCCTTCTCAACACTCATGAATAAAACACAGGGCCACATGATTAATCCAAGTGACATGGAAAGCACCGCCATGGGGGCGTGCCTGCAGCCGCTGGGCGAGTTCGTCGGCACGATCGGCATGGACCGCCCGCTGGCCAGTTACAGCCGCATGGAGGTGCTCAGTCTGATTGAGGTCGTGGTCACAGCGTATCAAGGCCAGATGACGGCTGAGCACGAACGCATGGCCGCGCGCGACCGCTCGTTTTTGCCAGAACGCCTGCGCTTGCAAAGGGGGCGTGTGTGATGCTGGACTTCAACGCCCGCCCCAAAATTCAAGTGCAGATCAGCCAGCTCATTGATGCCGCCTTGATCCGCGAGCGTGCCGGCCAGACACCGCGCGACTACCTGGGTGCCTCGCGCTTGGGCGTTTCCTGCGAGCGCGCACTGCAATACGAGTACACGCATACACCGGTGGACGCGGGCCGAGATTTCTCAGGCCGCTTGCTGCGCATTTTTGAGGTGGGCCACACGCTGGAAGACTTGGCTATCCGTTGGCTGCGCCTGGCGGGCTTTGATTTGTACACGCGCAAAGCCCAAGGCGGGCAGTTTGGCTTCTCGGTGGCCGGAGGGCGCATCCGGGGCCATGTCGACGGCATCTTGAACACCGGTCCGGCTGATCTGGGCGTGCGCTACCCGGCGCTGTGGGAGTTCAAGACCATGAACGACAAGTCCTGGCGCGACACCGTCAAACACGGGGTGGCCAAGTCCAAGCCAGTCTACGCGGCCCAGGTTGCGGTGTACCAAGCCTACATGGAGGCCAGCATTGCGGGGATCTCGGCCAACCCGGCGCTTTTTACGGCCATCAACAAAGACACCCAGGAAATTTGGTTCGAGTTGTTGCCCTTTGATGGTGGGCTGGCACAGCGCATGTCCGACCGCGCCGTGCGTGTGATCAGCGCCACCAACGCAGAAGAGGTCTTGCCACGCGTGGCGACTACCCCCAGCCACTTTGAATGCAAGTTCTGCGCGTGGCAGGACCGCTGCTGGGCTAAGTCATGACGGCCGACAACAGCGTCTGGCAGGACTACAACAACGCCCCGGAGCCAAGGCTGGCATCAGCGGCGGACACGCAGGCGCTGCGCGACGGTCTGCTGGAGCGGCTGGAGTCGGTGTTGCTG